ATATATATGGGTATATGATGGAACGATGGTACACGGGCTATGTGACTCGAAACCCGCGTCGGACGGGGCTTGTGAGGCAGTAGTGCGTTCCATCGCCGTTCCATCATTATGGAACAAACCACGGTCTCCAGACGTCGAATATTCTTCCACCACCACTCAGGGCCTCTCTTAGGGCTTCTCGTGTACGCGCATGAAAGCGTTATAACTCGGAGTTATGCTCCGGCGATTCGCTATAACGGTCCGGCAGACAAAGCCGGGTATTGTGTGCCGTGTGGCATTTGTGGTTTAATTCGCTCCATGGCCTTACCTGACGAACGCAAACTGCTAAAAGACATCGGACCTGAGACGATTGCCGAATACGAGCGTCGTGCCGGGATCTCTGTGCAAACACTGCTGGACGCTGTGGTACGTGACCGCGTGCGACACCCGCCCAGTCCCTCGTGCCTTATGTCCCACTCTCCCACGTGCAACGACCCAAGCATCACGGCAACGGACGAGCTTGCACTGCTTGAGGAGACAAAGGCGTACAAAATGCTACAGATTATCGCCGAATTCCGTGATGGTCCACCCGAATCGCGTTTCTCACTGCGCCATGCGTACAACACGGCGGGCATCCACCGCCAAACGCTGATCGGCTGGCGCGGTGACCACAAGCTGTTTGATGGCATCATGGACAGCATTCAGGAAGAAATGGTCGATACGATGCGTGCCGAAGCGTACCGTCGCTCTGTCGTGGGACACGATGAGCCGATCGTGCATCAGGGCGTCAAAACGGGCGACACTGTGAAAAAGTTCAGTGATTCACTGCTCCAGTTCACGCTCATGGGGTACGACGCGAAATTCCGCTCGAAAGACGTCAACATGAACGTGTCGGGCCAGCTGGACTCGAACATCAATATTGAGGGTCTCCGTGATCGCCTTGCCCAACGTCTTAACTCGCGCTCAAAGGCGGAGTAAAAAGTCGACAATCGTCGACTCGGCGAACTGGCACGAGTTCGTGGACGAACTGTCGGACCGCGAAGCACTCGAACTCTTTTACGACTGGCAAACGTGGGCACGGCCCAACCAGCTTATTCCACCCGGGGACGACTGGACCATTTGGATGATCCTCGCCGGACGTGGCTGGGGAAAGACTCGATGTGGTGCCGAATTCGTGCGTTATCACGCCGAAAACGGACTGGCGGGCCGCATCGCGCTGATCGCCGAAGACGCGGGCGACGCACGCGACGTTATGGTGGAAGGCGAATCGGGCATTTTGGCCATCTCGCATCCCAAATGCAAGCCGGTATTCGTCCCATCGAAGCGACGACTGGAGTGGCCCAATGGCGCAATCGCCACGATCTACTCGGACAACGACCCCGAGACACTGCGGGGACCACAGCACGATTTGGCGTGGGTGGACGAACTGGCGAAATTCCGCAACGCGGAGGATATGTGGTCCAACTTGATGTTCGGCCTGCGACTCGGGCAAAAGCCTCGCGTTTGCATTACCACAACACCAAAGCCCATCCCGATCGTCCGTCGCTTGATTAGCGAAGACCGCGTCTACATCACCACGGGCACGACGCACGAGAATTTCAATAACCTCGCACCCACGTTCCGTGACGAAATCGTGTCGCAGTACGAGGGCACACGCATTGGGCGGCAAGAGCTGTACGCGGAGGTCATTGATCCCGAGGACTACGGCATCGTCAGGCGCGAATGGTTCAAGCTGTGGGACGCAAAGAAGCCACTGCCTGAATTCCTCTACGTGCTCCAGTCCTACGACTGCGCGTACACGGAAAAGACGCAAAACGATCCGACCGCGTGCTCGGTGTGGGGCATCTTTCGGCCGAACGAGGACACCGGGCTTTGCGCGATGCTCATCGACTGCTGGGAGGACTTCCTTGCGTACCCAGACCTGCGGCCCAAGATCATTGACGAGTACGGCTCCATCTACGGCGAACCCGGCAAAAAGGTGGACCTCGTGCTCGTGGAGGACAAAGCCTCGGGCATTAGCATTTTGCAGGACTTGCAACGTGCTGGTGTGCCTTGCCGCGCCTACAACCCGGGCCGCGCTGACAAAGTACAGCGTTTGCATCTGGTGGCAAACATCATCGCACACGGCCGCGTCTACGTTCCCGAATCGCTCGTCCACCCGGGCCAGCCACGCGACTGGGCGGAGCCGTTGGTCAGCCAAGTGTGTTCATTCCCCGAGGCAGATCGGGACGACCTGACCGACACGTTATCGCAAGCGTTGCGATTACTAAAAGACATGTCATTTTTGCAGATCGATCCGATCCCACCGGACAACGATTACGTGGACGACGAATACCGACCCAACCGAGGGAACCCTTATGCCCAATAACTACGCCGACATACTTGACGATCTCAAAGCGTCACTACAACCCGCCGATGTTCTCACGCTGTTCGCCGGATTGCGCAACGCTGTGCCAGTGTACGCCGCACTGGGAGCCACGGGCACGAATGAGGGTCACGATGAGGAGCTGGCCAGACGCCGTGGACCGCGTACGATGCCAGCACCGCCGACCATCGACCCTGAGGAGTCGAATCGCCGTGCGAAGATGGACTTCGAAATGCAGTACCCCGATCCTCGCATTCGCGAACTGTTGATCGCCGAAATGCTCAAGCAGTCACGCGACCCGTACAGCCCGACGACCGCGACACGCCGCCGCGATTTCGAGGTAGCACCGATGTCGGCCCCGCAGTTTATGGGTGCCGCACCGAAGAAGAGGAAATTCGCCAATGGCGGCGCGATCGATTTCACGATTCCCGACATGCAGGACGGTGGGCGATTCATTCCCGACCCACAGCCCTTTAACAAGGGCGGCTCGGCGAAAAAGACGCTGGACCAGATGGCGGCGGAGATGATGCAAAAGGGCGTGAAGCTTGGCGACAAGCCAGACCTCGCACGCCGTGGATTTCTCGGTCTTGGTAAGGCGGCGGATTTCCCGCTCGCCAAGCTGGACACCAAGGCACTGGAGAAGATGCAGTCCGAGTTAAAGGGTGCACCGACCATCACCGAGAAATCCGTGACTATCGATCCCGGCAAAGGCGCGGCAAAATCTACACTAAAGTCGGTAAGCGAAACGCCAATGACGAGGCGCGAAGTGTTGCAGACAGCGGCGGGTCAGGCAATGCGTGGCATGTTGCCCGATCTCGGCGGTCTGAGTGCTCTTGGCAATGTGGCCAAAGTCGCAGAATCTGCGGCCGCTCCCACAGCTTTGCCGCCGAGCATGATCGCCCCGTTGCTGGCCCAAGCCGCTGAAAAAGGCATGAAGCTAAGCGATGCGCTGAATTTCGTGCGCAGTAAAGTGCCGAACGCGGACGAATTGTTCCAACTCGAAGAGACATACCGCAATTATAAAAATCCGTTCCGCATGGATTACGAGGATGATCTGCTCTCGCCGTCCGACGTGATGCGCGATTTGCTCGCCGCACAAGAGAAACCGTCGATCATGGCCGCACGACCCGAGCTTCGGGCGATGAGGGGTTTGGCTCCGAAGAAGTACGAGGAATTGAAAGATGCATCACGCGATTTCTCGATGCAGTCGATTGAGAATGCGCTGGGGCGTGGTGTGCTGAGAGGCGAAGACGAAGTGGAAATGTTCTTGCGTGGTGACCCAAAGATCTGGGAAATTATCGGCAACCGCTAGTCGTGTTAAAATCGCATATTAAAGGCTGACTATGGCAACTGAATTCCCACAACCGCAGATGGAAGCACCCGCAGGTCCTGAGGACACGGCGGGCATGGTGTTCGACCTCGACATGGAGGACCCGTACGCGGAAGTGGAAGAGCAACCGGACGGTTCGGCTATCGTTCGCATGGACGAATTCAAAGGGCCGAATGAGGACCAAGACTTTTACGCGAATTTGGCCGACGATCTCGACCCGTGGAAGCTCGACAAGCTCGCGATGCACTACCTCGGTCTGATCGAGAAGGACAAAGAGGCACGCAAAGACCGCGACAAGCAGTACGAAGAGGGACTCAAACGCACGGGACTCGGACACGACGCTCCCGGTGGTGCGCAGTTCCAAGGTGCCAGCAAAGTGGTGCACCCAGTCATGGCTGAAGCCTGTATCGATTTTGAGTCGCGTGCCATTAAGGAGCTGTTCCCACCGGATGGTCCAGTGCGCACAAACGTACTGGGCGAAGTTACCGAAGAGGAAACGAAACGGGCCGAGCGCAAACGCGACTTCATGAACTGGCAACTCACCGAGCAGATCGAAGAGTTTCGCGACGAGCAGGAGCAGATGCTCACGCAGTTGCCACTGGGCGGCTCGCAGTTCATGAAGCTCTGGTACGACGATCGCAAGAAGCGACCTTGCGCGGAGTTCGTACCGATTGACAACATCCTACTGCCTTTCTCCGCTGGTAATTTCTACACTGCACAACGTGTGACTGAGGTGCAGGACATCACCCAGCAGGAATTCGAGTCGCGTATGTCGTCGGGTCTGTATCGCGACGTCACGTTCACTCGCGCCAGCATGGAACCCGAGCCAACGTCTCCCGAGAAGGCGAATAACAAGATTGAGGGTAGGCAGTGGAGTGACGACACCGATGGATTGCGTCGTGTGTACCACATTTATGCGTTTATCGCTGAAGAAGATGATTCGCACTCGAAAGGCGAATTGGCTCCTTACATTTTGATGATCGACGAGAACAACACGGAAGTCGTCGGCATGTACCGGAACTGGGAGCAGGGCGATGAAGCCATGGCGAAGCTCGATCATATCATCGAATTCAAGTTCATCCCATGGCGTGGTGCGTACGCTATTGGACTGCCTCATCTCATTGGTGGTCTTTCTGCCGCTATTACCGGTGGTTTGCGTGCTCTACTGGACACAGCACACATTAACAACGCCGCCACGATGCTCAAGATCAAGGGTGCAAAGATCTCTGGACAGTCGCAGAACGTCGAGGTAACACAAATCACCGAGATCGAAGGTGCTCCGGGCGTTGACGACATTCGCAAAATCGCAATGCCAATGCCTTTCAATCCGCCGAGCGAAGTGCTTTTCAAGCTTGTGGGCTTTCTGACTGATGCCGCGAAGGGTGTGGTGACCACCTCCGAGGAGAAAATCGCGGAGTTGAATGCCAACACGCCAGTCGGCACTACTCATCT